CCCGGCCCATGCGTGGCGGCATTCGTCTGTAATGCCTTGTTTTTCGCCTTTGCAGGGCTTTCGTGGTGTTGACGGTGGTCTTACATTTGCGCGTCATTTGAGTACAGGTCTTCCGATGCAAACTACATGTGGTAGGTGTATCGGTTGTCGGTTAGAGCGGTCCCGCCAGTGGGCGGTTCGTTGCATGCATGAGGCTTCGTTACACGAGGACAATTGCTTTATCACGCTTACTTATTCCGACAAGTATTTACCTGCTTTTGGTTCGCTCGAAGTTCGAGCTTTCCAGTTGTTTATGAAGCGCTTACGCCGCAAGGTGGAGCGTAAGGTCCGTTTTTATCATTGCGGCGAGTATGGGGACGAGCTTGGTCGTCCCCATTACCACGCTCTGCTATTCGGCATGGATTTCGCCGATAAGTATCCGTGGGCGGAACGCTCCGGGAATATGGCGTGGAGGTCGGCTGACCTGGAATCTCTTTGGAAGTTCGGTCAGTCCGAGATTGGTTCGGTGACTTTCGAGAGTGCGGCCTACGTGGCCCGCTATATTATGAAGAAGATCACCGGTAAAGCGGCGGAGGATCACTACCGCCGCGTTGATGTCCTGACGGGTGAGATCTCTCAGATCCAGCCTGAATATTCGACCATGAGTCGTCGACCTGGTATAGGTCGTGGTTGGATTGAGAAGTATGTCTCAGATGTTTATCCGTCGGACGAAGTTATTTCTCGTGGTCGGCCTGCTAAGCCCCCGAGGTATTATGACTCTTATTTTGGTACACAGGATCCTGACGGTCTGCTCGAGGTGCAGAAGGAGCGCACTCGTCGCCGGGATCGGGAGAATGAGACGCCAGAGCGTCTGTCCGTGCGTGAGGTGTGTACTACTGCGCGCCTCAATCTTTCTAACAGGAGGTTAGAATGTTGAAGGCCTTTTGTATTTTTGACGCCGCGGCTACCGCGGCTATGCGGCCCTTTTTTGCCCAGTCAGCTGGTGCCGCTATTCGCGAGTTCACTGATATTGTGAACAATCCGGAGCATCCTATAGGGAAGCATCCCGAGGATTATACGCTTTTTGCTATTGGCGAGTTTAACGAGCAGAGCGGCACGCTGGAGGGCTGCACGCCCGCTTCTTTAGGTAACGGTTTGACGTATCTCCGGAAGCCGCATCTGCTTGAGGAGGCTTCCAGTGGCTAGAGGGCGTGGTCGGACCCCAGGTACTAAGGGGCGCAATCGTTCAGTTATGCAGCACCGTTTTTCAGAGGTTCCCAATGTTGAGGTTCCTCGTTCCCAGCTCGATCGTTCGTTCGGTCATAAGACCACTTTCGATGCTGGTTATTTGATCCCGGTTTTCGTAGATGAAGCTCTGCCGGGTGATACTTTCAATTTGTCCATGACGGCGTTCGCTCGTTTGGCGACGCCTATTAAGCCTATTATGGACAATATGTTTTTGGATTCTTTCTATTTTTCTGTCCCGCTTCGCCTAGTTTGGGACAATTTCGAGAAGTTTATGGGCGCTCAGGATGATCCTGGCGACTCGACCGATTTCACGGTCCCCCAGATTACTGGAGTTCAGGCAGCCCTTACTACAGGTTCGATCTACGATTACATGGGTCTGCCGATTAACGACGCTACTTTGACGTCGTCTATTGATTTTAACGCTCTGCACTTGCGTGCGTATAATTTGGTTTGGAACGAATGGTTCCGCGATCAGAACATGCAGGATTCTGTGCTTGTAGAGACGGACGACGGTCCGGACTCTGATGGTGATTATGAGATTTTAAGGCGCGGTAAGCGCCATGATTATTTTACCAGCTGTC